CGTGATTTTATGTCTCTGGGTCTGGGACCCCCGAGCTCTCTGGCCTATGGCCAGCCTTATATCACACCAGATTGCGTTCTGCCGCTGGGTAGGTGGAAAAGGCTAGCTTAAAGGACTTACAGGGCTACTAGGGATACTTTGTTCTAATCCAAACGCTCAGTAGTACTTCGTTCCAGGAGCAAGCTCAACTGGTGCTCAATCTCTGCTAGGTGAGGTACATTTCGTCCACTCGGGCCTTCTTTCAAAAACCGCCAAGGGGAGGCCGTCGGGCTTAATATGTATAATTCCTCACTTTTTTCCCAGCTATCGCAAGAGAGAGCGCAACTTCGCTACATTTTGCTAAATGGATCTCTGAATCAAGTTAATCTGACTCTACCATTCCCACTGGGACCGGCCTTTTAACGACATGCCGAGGTCCTTCCCCGTCAAAAACCTAGGAGCTACGTGCAGCTCACAATTAGGAAAAAGGCGGGGGTGCTCAAATATTTATGACTTCCCTGAACTGGGAAGGGGTCCAACACGGCCCTCCTCGAAACTACCGCTATCACGATAATTTCTGGTCCGGGCCGCAGGACTCATCGCCACAAAAGCTTCGGGCGGAGCGAATTCGGGGCTCACAAGTCTCCCCTCTGACGCTCGACGCCTAAAGTCGATTTGCCGCGGATCCGCGGGTATACGGTGTTGCAACGTACGCCTTGGTGCTGGTTCATCAATAGAACGCCACGGTAACCTCCACTCACTCGTTCCTTCATCTTGTTCGAAGAAAGAGGAGTTGAAGATATTTATGATTACTTCACAAACAAGTGGTTTATTACCACTCGGAACATCAGGTTCAGGTAAAGAATCAAGGGCGGTCACAATTGAGAACCTAGGATCCCAATCAACGCCTGGCTCAGCGGGGTCAACCAACTTGAGGATAAATAACAATCCAGAAGTTGTAACAGTCAACCCACTTGAGAAAGACGGATCAGGGTTTGGAGCCAAATTTTTGCGAGTCAAGATCGATGAGGAGCTATCATCTGCAAAAACATGGGTAGCAAAGACGCCAGGGCTAAGATCCGGTACACACTCAACCCCTTTGTACATCAAATACGATCCCGTACCTGACTCCAACCATTTAATCCACACCAAAAAGCACTGGCCATTGGCAGGGGGCAAATGAAACTCAGCCGGACCTTCATTGAAGGTAATAGTTGGCGAATTAAACTTGCCCTCCCGCCTGGACGTTCCAAACGGAATGCTTAGGTCACAATCATAAAATCTAGCGTACCAACTGTAACTATCCTGAGAATGAATCAAAGGAGTTATAGTTGGCTTATAAAACGCGACTTCATAAGTAACCCAAAGCTCAGCTACCTTAACGTTTTCCTTAGGTATGCCTTGCGAGAAAACATAAAACTTGCATATATCATACAAGCGTAAGTCTCCTTCAAGCATAGCACCACCTATAGGTCCAACGAACAAATGACTAATACTAGTTTGCTTCCTATCACACTCGATCGGCATAACCAAATCGACGGATATTTTAGAAGTACCAGCATTTTCCATATTTTCCACCTCTAATTTAGAGACGGGTTCATCAGCCAAAACGTTATATTCGGCAGCCAAGCCATACATACCTAACGTGACTGCAGGAGCGATGTCAGATGACTCAGTCCGTAACTGGATTAAACATCCATTCAACTCCCACTCTTGGAACGCCCCTGCGAATGCAGAAAGCCAAGGAAACAAAGTTTGATTAGCTGGATTTAGGCGATGCGACTCAAGCTTAAAACGAGTTGCTGTGCCTCCAGCATCATAGGTTCCGCTAGTAATTTCACCTACGTATTCTCGATGAGATATGACGAATGCTTCGCCTCTCTGTCGATTGCGAACACGTGGCACTCCCCCTGTATAGGAGAGTGAATTAGCTAGCGAATTCCGACGAACTTTGTAAGGTCCTGTACCACTGGTGTACCCGCCACGAAGGCTACCACTCCACGGTCCCACATTCCACGAGGTTTCCCCCGCAAGAAAATAGGGGCCCTGCCCAGTTGCCGTTGCCGGCCCCTGAGGGGCACCCTTGGAACCGCCTTTCTTACGGTTTCGCGGTTTCCTCTTCCGCTTGGTCTCGATTATAACCTTTTTGGGCTGTTTGGCAACAATCTTGCCGCGCTTCGCCCTGCGCTTGCGATTCTTCTCGGTATTCGGTTTCTCCGACATCGTTAAGAATTTTTACTGCCACCTCCCACCATTCAGATTCTTCTGACGATGATTCAATGCCAAGATAAAAAGCAAGCACTCGGTCATAATTTGGTAAACCAACGCGTTTCAAGGAATCAATCACAGGTGAAACACCCCATTCGAGGTTCTTCAACACTGATTTAGTAGCTCTACGCATAAGCTCAAAGGTGTATCTTTCACCACCTGCAGCCATAAGCGTCAAAGCCCACATTTTGGATATCTGTGCATCTTTATCCTGCACTTCAATCATGAAACAAAATGAGGCCAAAAGCCTAGATTGATCAAACATAGGGATCCAGTCACCCGAATCCAACTGTTTGAACTTGAAACCCAAAAAGGTATGATCTTCCAGGTTCTCAGAGATCAAGAAAGGATCTAAACCCAATCCAAAGTCGCCGAACCTACCTCTCATTTCCTCCTCAAAGACATCGTTGTCATCGATATCATCGAGGCCCATTATATTATCATCGCCAAACAAATAAGCAGGCAAATCATGGAACTCAGGGTCTCTTTTAATAGAAGCCCGATTTCGATAATAATTCATGAGTGAGTACGTGAGGATAAGCTCGTGCCCGACAATGTTGTCGTCCGTGGTTTTCTTACTACCACTGTTGTTTCCAATATCCTTTTCAACAACAACTCCATTAGGTAAAACAAGGAGCGAACAACAGGAGTTCTCAGCGGTCCAATCCGAAACATCTCTAAGATATTCTGGGTGATATCGACACCTCATACGGTAAATCTTACGCATTACCGGAAGTCTTCGATCCCATCCTGCAACATCATAGGAACAATATTTCCTTCGTGTTAAAAGTCGCTTCGCCATTACGTTGACGCCACCCATATACGGATTAAATCCGTAGGCTGACCACCAACGCAACTTAATTGCAACACCCTGACGATGAAAAAGAACACATTGCCACCAATACAAGTGGAAAGGAGGAATGATGAAGGTGCGGACCTTACCTTTATCGATAAGATCTTTGTGCATCCACTCACGTTTTCCCACAACCCTCCAAATTGGCCTCTCTTTGATAACTCGATCGATATCAAGAGTATAGGCCATAACATATGGCGACTTAACGCAGTCCTTTTTCTTCTTCAATCCTAGCTGTGCCCACGGGCATCCAGAAGCCGTATCAAAATCCATCAAAATGACAAATTCTTCGGGACTTGCAATCCCGGACTTCCAAACTTCCATGTTCATATTATACACCAAGTCAACGGCTTCCTTCCAACAAGCGTTCTGCTTATACAGCGTCACTCGCGCGAAGTCCATTTTCCTGATAGATATATCCAATGACTTAGCATCAGCTTGCGTAAGGTAGAATTCACCTATACGCGGTTCTAACTGAACCTTAAGATTTTCAGGCACGTAATCGTGATACAGGGTATCGCAAATACGGAAGCGTGTAGGCCGGACTTGCGGATTAGGAACAATCGCGCAACACCGACCAACAACCTTCAAATGCTCATATCCACAATTGCCGGGTTCCGAACCCCAACGCATGCGGAGAGCAGCTGAAGGATTTTCGGGGAGGACAAGCCTCCCCTCTACAAGTTTTTTGGCTGAAAAACGTACGCATAATTCGGCCGCACGGTAGCACCATTGGTGCCCGCATGTATGCCTACTACGTACATTTGCCCGCCAGCAGAAGCCAAAACGACAGAGCCGCAGGAGCCATTCGACGTCGAAACGGAATGGTAAATACGTTCTCCATCCACTCGGAAATCGGATATTGCACCGATCTCTACCTTTCCAGTCCGCGGGTTTATACCTGCGAACATAAGTCCAGCCGTATTCAGGTCCTTAGCCGCGCTTACCCGCAGCGTTGATATACCTGTCTTCGGCACTTGACCCTTAAAGTAGTTCCAGTCCAAGAGTGCTATGTCGGGGTTGCGAAACGGTTGAACCCACCCTTTATCCAAAGGTGGTAACTCAAACCGTTTGTCCCCTACAATCATAGTTGTACTCCTAGCCACTTGATGACTACACGTCATAAGGAAAGTGCCGTTACAATTGAAGGACTTATCAAAAGTTACACGAGTGGCATTAGATACAATGCCGCCTCCCTGATCGATCTTAATGAAAGCCTGATTCAGCAATCCAAGATCAATAGTTGGTTGAGAAGTTATAGCCTCAACGCAGGGTTCTTTTCGAATAAGAGCAATCTCTTGCCCTTTAGGAATAACAGTTTGAATCTGTGTCCGCTTTGAAATATTCTGAGTACGAACTATCAAACCTGATTCTTCCTTTTTCGATTTAGAACGCCTCCTGCGGCGCTTCTTTTTCTCTTTAACCACAGGATCAGGTGTGGCTACTGTTGTTGTCGTGGTTGTAGTCTCCACGGTTTCTTGTGCGGGTTGCTCCGCAGGTTTTTGCTGGTTTGCTCCAGAAACTACATTTGCGTAGCTACTGCCATACTTAATGCCGGGCACAACGTGGGTTTTAGTAGGCGGATCATTCCGCTCAAACTCTGCCATCGTCGATAGCCGCTCAGCACAAGCTAAAGTAAAACAATGTATCCTGTTACAGTACTTACAAGTTTTCAACTTATGATTCCTGCCACAAGTAATACAGTTTTTATCAGCAAAAGCTGCAGGAGAAGGTTGCGTCGCAACATCTGCCTCACTTCGAACTTTCGGGGCGTACCTCTGCGCATTACCGCGAGAACTGCCTCCTGAAGCTCCAGAAGGGGCAACTTTACGTGCGCGCTTATATCGTTTTCCTTGACCTTTAGTAGGATTGACGCGAGCATTCTTAGATGAAAATTTAGCCATCTTTTCATACTCCTCGTCAATTGCATCAGACAGCTTAACAACTGCATCATGCATTTTCTGTTCATGCCAAGCTCTCGCTTTAGCAGCCAACTCTTGCGTACTATCATCGAGTAATCGATCCCTCTCATTCTGAGGGAGACTATTCAAAAATTGACTAAGAGCTGCCTGAGACATGTGAAACCTAAGATCTTGGATAGAATCCATAAGCCTCTCCCGCTCCTCAACCAGATCCATAACCTTTTGCTTATGCTGCTGGTAGAGTCGCTCACGTTGCTCACCACGTTTTGCATTTCGAACAGCAGCACGCTGTCCGGAGGAACCTTTATTCCCGCCTTCCATCACATCCCAGAGTTGCTCAGACTCTTCAGGGGTGCAAAACCAGCAGGATTCAGGATTATCTTCCTCAAGAAAATGCGGTTCCAATAAAACTCCAAGCCTATCGGCATCATCGCCATAATCCATGGCGCGAGCAGTCAATATAGACTTGCGAATAAAATTGAGCTTTGAGATAAGAGTATTAATCTTATATAAGCCCACAGAACCAACAACCGTGGCCATAAGACCGACTGCATAAGCGCCGGCCGCAATAGCACCAGTAGTCGATATAGGATCAAACTCCAGTATGTCACCTGAAGCGAAACCTAAATATCGCATGTTGTTGTCAGCAGCTTCTAACCGACACTCACCGTATCGGACTGTATGATCACAGGAAGCCTCCTTATAAGCTACTGCTAGCTTATCAGGCCTAGGGTTGAGCTTAAACCAATCGATAAGATCTCTTGTTTTATCCGAGAAGCCATTTCTGGCTCGCTCAAGGATTTCATCAAGTTCCTTACCTTTTGGTCGGAATTTCTCCCAATCAGCATCACTCCCTTGGTGATACAACATACCGAAACCTCCATTCGGATTAAAAGCTTCGGCTTGTGAAGGCTTGTCCTTAGCCTTCTCTTTCTTCTTCTCAGAAGTAGACATCACAACAGGGTCATCGCCTTCGCGACGGCCTTGAGGGCGTCTTACTGGCTCTTTATCTGGTAAGGCTTTGAGGGCAATTTCTCCCTCACGCAATGCCAAACCCATGGAAACTCCAGCTGCACCAGCCACAACAACGAAGACCAAAACTATGGATATCATAAATCCTATAGCAAATTTAATCTCCTTACTGTGAACTTCAGCGCTAGCGAGTCTCACACAGGTTATAAATAAAGACATACGAGTGAACAAAGGTAACTGCTTACCCTTATAAGTATCTAGGAGCTGGGCGAGATATTGGACTTGCTGGTCCAAAACTTTCAACCGCATAGCGATTTTAGCTTCTCGAGCCCTAACTCCCTCATCAGGTACCATTTGGGCGAGCTTACCGGCCTCCTTGCGAAGGTCCATACACTCTTTTTGCCACTCATCCAACAGTTGCTTATAATGCACACTGTCAGAATTGCCAATAAAGCGCTCGATATCCTGAACAAGTGCTTTGGTATAGGTTGCAGTACTCAACCCAACAGCGCCTGTAACTAAACCCGCACCCGAAAGTATGGCGACTGCCCCTGTCATAAAAGTCAACAAGGACACGCCTATACTCTCAGGCTTATCGGTTTTTAAACTCTCCTTATAAATATCAACTGCATTAACAGCAGACATAATGAGGGAGCTAATAGAAACGGCGCTAAGGGTGGCAACAAATGCAACCTCCCATGGATGCTCCTCACAGTAGTCTTTAAACTCTGTAATGGACTCAACCACACTCCAAGAAGTTTTAAGAGCCTCAACGGATTGCTTGCTACGGTCCAGTTTTTCACCGGCCTCCGCAACAAGTCTATCAACGCCTTGCTCTAAACCACGAATAACTCCGGCCATCGTACCCTCCTTAAACTCCGCTGTTGAGCGAACTCCCTCGCTAACGAGGAAATCAGGAGAATCCTTCTGAAAATGCAGAGATTTCCCCTGCAGGTCAGAAGACACAGAAACAGATGCTTCCGAGGCTTCAAGCGCCTCAAGGAAGCGACGCGAAATATAATTACCAGTAGGAACTGCATTACGGGCGGAAATTTTATACTCCCGCTTTATCCGTATATCTACACTCCTAGGTGTATAATATAAAACGCATCCAAAATAAGTGCCCCATCGATGATAGGACACATTATCTGTATAAGTGCGATGCCACAATGGAAATATTGTGGAAGGGGTGGTGTAAGCAGTAAGTACATACTCCTCACGACCAGTTTTGGTGCAACAAGACACAAAAGTGTGAACACTAAAAGCAAACGGTCTCTCATTAGGGCGTTCTAAAACACTAACATGGCTGTAACGTTTTAATCTACAATCGATCACACCTGCATTGAAAAATCTACGGTGACAACCACCGCATCCAATAACAGGTATGAGATCAGAATTCTCGTCATCAACCTGAAGGTTCAAACCACACCCAGTTAAAAAGGCAACCGCGCTAGGTATATCCACATTTTCTGTGTAACTCGATGATCCAGAAACAATCTTACAGACAATAGAACAAGCTGTAAGCGCAGGAGTGAGAATCTTCTCGTTATACGAAAAGACATCAAGATCACTTCCAGCTGCGCCGAATTCTTGATTATTGTGATGGATGGACCAGCCTTGCATGCCAGTTAACCCAACAACACCATGTCGGTAAGTGCCCCATGGAGCACCGGAACGTGTACAAGTATACGTAACACCTGTAGGCCTCTCGTATGGCAACCTAAAGTCCGGATCATATATTCTCGCTTTACCTCCCTTACTCAAATCATTAGGAGTAAAGAGACCAGCGACTTTACGATTCCACTCCACCATTTCTTCTCGACAATGAGCTCGGTATAGACAAAAATCTGGTAACATATCAGCAACACTGCCTTGATACGACCAAGCACTAAAAGAATTTAGAGCTTCTGACCCCGTCATCTCATACGGAAAAAATCGCCAATTAGGACGATACAAATGATGAATGGACTTATACCACTCTGTTGCAGAGGTCTTCCAACCGCTCCGAGGGGGACATACATCCACCAGCCCGGCCATCGTAAGATGGATCGGCAGGTCGCCACGCTTGTGCACGTGAATACAGAAGACTGCTCCGTCAGGAATGGTTGTACCACCTTCCCAACGTAGAACTTGGCCAAACTCGTCTCCAATAACTTGGATTTGAGCAGCACCTTGTTCAAAAATCTTCTGTTCAAAGGAGGGAGTCCCCGTGTCTAAAACACGTTCAAACTCCCCCCAAGAGATATCGGAGTCGGATCCTCCGTCGTGCCCATCCAATTCAATAATTGAAGGTGGCACGATACTCTCTTGCACCTTTTCTAAGATGGAGGCATGGAGACTGCCTTCAAC